AGAACGAGTTGTTGTCCGCGATCTTCTCTGGGTCAAGGCTGTCCAATGGAGAGATGATGAGTGAGTGGCGAGCCCGGGTGATGAGTGGGGGCATCCGAGACGACGACAGCATTATCGCGGCCGAGGCTGGAAAAGCCGAGAACACAAAGCCGGGGAAAAAGGTTCGGGAAACACTCTCAGGGTCTGACACAGTACGAGAGTTCCTCACTGAAGTGGACCATTCTTTGAGGCCATTAGCAGAGCTCACTCCTGGCGTGTCAATACGGGTGGACTTGGTCAAGCACAAGAAGAAGTTCCAAGTGATGGCAAAGGCTCTGAGCAAGGACAGCACCTTCAGAGCTTTTGCAACGTCAACCGACATCTCAGGATGGTCACCGAAGATGCCCCGGAAGATGTTCCACGCATGGCAGACCTACGCACTCGGGACCACTGAATGCCCAAACCCAGAGGCCCCTATCGCGCTGTGGAAACGCCTCACCTTGTTCTGCGACAGAAGAGGTGTCAAGGAGAGCGGGAAATGTGCAGAGGGAAACATTCAGGGGTGGCCAGCCACATCTGACACGACCATGCACGCACATATTCTTGTGTACTGGGCGTACCAACTGCGTGACGCCAAGATCCTGTCTCCCAAGGAAGCCGCTCACATCCTGTGCCTCATCGACGACGCTGCAACTGTCGTGGCTTTACAGGGCTCCATCGATGAATGCATCGACAAGGCAAAACGCGCACGTGAACTGTTGGCAACAATCTACAGTGACCTAGGTTTTGAGATGGACGAAGTCAAGAGCTTCTTCTCATCCATCAAGTTCTCGTACCTAAATGAGCTGTACATCGACGGTACCCAAGTCCCTCACAGCACCAAGACCTTGATGCGCATCGACAAAGACTACACCCGAAGGTTTGCCACACTAACCGACAACGTGGCAACAGCATTCGGCACAGCTGCCTCAGCCGCAGCACAAGGAGCAGACCCGTTTGTCGCATACTTCATGGCAGCTTGGGCATCATTCCAGTGGGCCTACGCGGTCCATCCCCGGCTCAAGGAAGTTGACTCGTTTTCGCGTACTGCGATTGCGCTCGCTCCAGTGTCACTAAATGGGCTGGGGATCAGGCCAATCACGAGCGTTATGGCTACAGGGGTAGTCGATGGGTTGTCGTGGTACGTCGAGA